TTACGGTTGTACGGCCGCCCAGCGGCCACGTCGCTCATGCCGGTGGATGTGGTCGCGTAGGCAGCCTTCCGACACGCCGAGCATGTCGGCCAGAACGGCCTGGGTATACCAACCGCCTCGCCACGCCCTCACGACCTGATCCACCTCCCCATCGGACAAGGCGCGCTGCCGTCCCCACGTCCTACCTGCCGCACGCGCGGCCCGCTGTCCAGCAAGGCAGCGCTCCCTGATCAGCTCCCTCTCGAACTCACTGAAAGCCGTCAGCAGGTGCAGGAACATGCGCCCTTGCGGGGTGTCCGTTTCAATGGATTCCGTCAGGGAGCGAAAGCCTACGCCCTTCGCCCTAAGCACCTCAAAAATCCTCACGAAGTGCGCCACGGACCGAGCGAGCCGATCAAGCTTGTAGACGACGAGCACATCGCCGGCCGTCAGCGTGCGCAGCAGCTCGTCCAGCTCTGGGCGGCCCTTGGTTGCTGACCTCTTCTCTTCCACTATCCGATGCACGCCAGCACGCTCAAGCGCTGCTATTTGCACAGCCGTGTTCTGCTCAGCAGTGGACACGCGGGCGTATCCGATCAACATTGGCTTTCCTCCTGAGCCGATGGTCGGCGGCGTGCCTAAATTCAATCCGGTGAATTGCGGAGTGGGGGCGTTAGGGACGCGTCAGCGCCCGATGGCATGGGGCACGCTGGCGCACTGGCCGGCACCATGGGGTTTTGCACCCCATACCCCGCCCCCACCGCTACGACACAAGGTCTCCGCTCCCGGGGGCCCCTGGTTGTTCCCCAGGAAGGGAAGCAGCAGGTCAGGTGTGCGACCTCGCACCGGTGCCGCTGTCGATGACCAGCGGCCGGCCCTGGCTGCCATCGTTGAGCGCGGGGGCGTCGCAGGTGATGGGCCGGCGGGTGCCCTCGAACGTCAGCCAGCCCATGCAATGGTTGATGCGGCGCCAGTAGTAGCCGGCCTGCTCCAGCTCAGCGCTGGTGGTGTCGAAGATGCGCCGGCCATCCATGCTGACCACGAACACCGTCAAGTCGCGGCCGGCCTGCACCAGGGCGCCAGTGATGTGCAGCGCCTTGCCCTGCAGCGGCTCGACGGGCGCGGCCGGCGGGGCCTCCTGCTGCGGCTCCTGGCGCCTGGGCGCATCCTGGCGCGCTGGCGCCTGCTGGACGTGCTGCACGGGCGCGGCGGCCACGGTGGCGCGCTGCTGCGCCTGCGGCGTAGGCGTGGTGCGCATGCCCCACACGTTGACGCCATCCTGCGGCCAGAAGGCCCACAGAACGTACAGAGCGGCAGCGATGAAGTAGAGCCACTGGAAGCGGCGGAACTTGACGACGAACGGGGCAACGTCCTGGGCGCTGGCCTCGGCGCTGGCGGTACTTTGTGTGTTGCTGCGGTACAGCTGGAAATACTGGGCTTTGTAGGGCCGCTCGCCGCGCTGGATTTCCGCGCCGCGGTAGCCGGCGTGCACCTTGCGGATGTAGCGGTCGGCCTTGCCCAGGATGTCAGCCTTGCGGCACTTGATGAGGCTGGCCAGCAGCTGCGCAATGGGCTGGTTGATGTCGCGGAAGCTTTGCGTCATCAAGAGCACATCGGCGTTGTAGTGCCGGTGCAGCTTGAACCACTGGACAACGTGATCCGGGGTGCCGATCTTGGGCAGAGCCACGTGGCACTCGTCAATCACGAACAAAGGCCCCTCCCCCTTCGGGCCGCGCCAGGTGCTGTAGAAGTCCCACACGGTGCCGAAGGTGAACACGTTTTCCGGCTGCGGCTCGGGCTCGCGGTCGGGCCAGAGCTGGAAAGCCTCCTGCTCGGCGATGTTGGCCGCGTTCCAGTCGCCCAGGCGGGGCGCGGGGCGCGTGCGGACCTCGATCAAGCCAGGGTAGGACGGGTCCAGTGCGGCGAACGCTTCGAGATTGAGGGGCAGGTTGGTGATGACCTTGCGCCCGGCCTGGAGCGCCGGAAGCACGTGATACACAACCGCCTCGTAGCTCTTGCCAGAGCCGGGGATACCCTCCAGGCCGGTGATCATGATCCGAGGCGCGTGAACGGCACCAGCTGGAGCGCCAGACGGATCAGCAGGGCCGCGCCGATGATCGACAAGCAGTCCACGAGGCCGGCGTTGAACGCGAACTCCAGCAGCGGCCGAGGGACGGCAGACCACATGCCCTCGGCCTTGGTTGCGAGAGCGTCAAGGTTGACGGCGCCAACGGCCCAGGTCAGGAACTGGCCCAGGCCGTCCAGCAGGTAGCAGGCCAAGTCAACGGCGATGGCGCCGGCCAGCTCGAGCACGGCTACGACGAGATCAAAGAGCCACTCGAACGCACCGACGATCAAATCAGCAAGCCACTGCATGTCAGCCTCCGAAGATCAGGGAGCGGGCAGCCAGGAGCGCGAACAGAATGAAAAGGCCCTTCAGGATCAAGAAGGTGTCCGCGTCAATGTGGATGGCATGCTCGCCAAAGTAGCCCATAGGGCCAAGGTCAAGCTGAATATTGGCCGTGAACACACCGCCCCCGGCAACGTTGGGCGCGCTGGTAGCGGCCTGAATGAAACGCACGGCGCTGGTGTCCTGCAAATCTTCGTGCAGGCCCTTTAGAACGCCCAGGATGCCGTCAGGGTACTTGGGCTTGTATAGGTTGCGAATGTTGGGGAAGCGGCCCGGATTGACGTTGTCAGGATCGTCGGGGTCGTCCGGGTCCGGGTCGGGGTCGGCAGTGCACTTTTCGGGCACGTCCTCGAAGATGGGGTCATTGCGCAATTCGCCGGTTGCGACGTACTCAACACGCACCGGGTATTTGCAGCTGCCTTTGGTGACGCCGACGAATACGGAGCTGTTGCGGCGCTCGTAGTCGCAGCCATCAACGCTCATGTGCCGAGGCGCTTTGTTAATGTCGTAGGGGTCAGTCCGCCATTTGACCCAGTCGAAAGTACGAATCTCGGTGTCGCCCTTGGTGCACTGGGCTTCGACTTGCTTGCAGTACTGCCACACCTGGGCGGCAATGCGCTCAGGGTCGTTGGGCTGCGCGTTCGGACGGCCATAGCAGTTATACCGGTACGGCTCGCTGGTAGACGTGGGATCACGATCAGCACGGATAAAGGACCAGGTAGGCAACTCAGCAGCAAAGCGGGCTTGGCAAGCGGCGGTCGCACTCGAAAAGCCTGATTGCCCCGGATCGTCGTAAGGCGTGCCCTTGAAAACGCACTTTGTGTAGGCAGCATGCGCGATGTTGGCGGCCAGGGCCAGCAGTAGTACGAGCAGAAAGCGCATGGTCAGAACCGGAGGAAGTGGACGGTACAGGCCGCGCTGATGGCGCCCACGGCCACAAACAGGACGTGGATCAGCACCACCAGCGAGGCCAACAGCACGGCTTAGACCTTGCGGACCACGCGCTTCACGAGGTCCACGCCCTTGAAGGCGACCACGATGCCGATGATGACCACGCCCATGGCCACCACCTTGGCAGAGATGCCGGAGAAGTCCACGCCGTCGAACAGGGTGTCCACCGGGCTGGTGGACTGCGCGAAGGCGGGGGTTGCCATGGTCACCAGGGCGCCGGCGCGGGCGTACTGGTTGGCGGCGATGTTGCGCAGGGCAGAGAAAGGCTTGTTCATGTCGAACTCCTGATAGGTTGGTTGAGAAGGTGCAAAAGCGCACCGGACAGCCGCTAGGGCTGTGCGCTGGACTCTCACAGGCGGGATGCCGTGCGGACGATGGCGGACACGGCAATGGCGATGGCCACAGGCGTCAGCACTGCGCCAAAGCCGAAGGCGGTAGCCTTGAGCAGGGAGGCGGAGGTGATGCCCATGGCGGCGAGAAGCTCCAGGGTGATTTCGAGCACCTGCTGCTGCGCTTCGGGCGGGCATGGGATGGCATCGACGGTGCACAGGAAGTAGCCGGGCATCAGTCACCCCAATCAAGTTCGCCACACTCGGGGCATTGCAGGACGCCGGCAGCGTCGGCGGTGCTGCCTTCTTCGTTAAGAACGTCATCCAGGGGGGCAACGTGGCCGCACGCGGCGCAGGTGAAGAGCTCATCGGACATAGGGCATCTCAAGACCGGGTGCGCAAGGAGAGGACCGCCGACCAGCACCCGATAATGGTCAGAGCGGCCAGTAGCAGCTGGAACGCAAGAAACTTCGCGAGGAGGGGGACGAACATGGCGACAGGCAACGACCCGATGGCAGGAGCAGAAACGCTGCTGGGATACGGCATGCTCGGGCTGATCGCGCTGGGTGTGCTGTGGGCCGTTGTGAGCTGGATCGCCAGCAAGGCCAAGCCCGACAAGACGACCAGGAGAGGCAGGGACTGAACCCAGCGCAAGCGGGAGGCAGTGACCTCAGGCATGGAGAGACCTTTTTTTTCAGTTGAGGACGCGGTGCAGCTGCTGGAGGTCTACGACCTGGGGGCGGTGCCACTGTTCAGCGTGGTCCTCGATCAGCTGCGCGCAGGTTTCGAGGTCATCCACGGCCACGGCTTCGCGCAGCAACATGACCCACTCGGGCTGTCCGTCATCGAAGCTGGGCGCGAGAAAAGCGCCCGTGATGGCCGACTGGATGACGTAGCGCATTAGTCGGCCTCCTCGTCCCGGTATTCGATGGTCAGGGAGGCGCGGAGAACACCTACGTCGACTGGCAACGACACTTTGAACGAAACAACATGGCCAACCATGTGCACACCGCGACGGCTATCCGTGAGCGGATGCAGCATGGTTTCCAGCTGCGCGCCGATGATCTCGCCGTAGTCGAATTCGTCAGCAGGCTGGAACATCAGGCTGCTTTCTTCGACTGCTCGACGGGGCGGATATCGACCAGCACCATCTTTGTCCCGTCCTGGGCTGCAGCGGCCATTTCGAAGGTGGCCACGGCCTTGATGGGCAGCGACTGGCCCAGGTGCGCCCACTTGTCGAATTCCTTGGCGTCCTGAATCTTGAAAGGGCGCGTGGCGCGGCCGATGGAGCGGCCGGCGCTGTTCTCGGCCAAGTCCACTTCGCAATGGAACGTGGTGGAGCTGAAATCGCGGCCTTCAATCGAGCCCTGGGACTCTTTGACGCCGTGAACGATGACTTCGGACTGAAAACGCATGGTGAACTTTCGTGGTCAGGTGGATAAAGGGCTATGCCATGGCGTGACCAGCGCCGGCACCCTTGAGAACTCGGTGAGCAGCGCGGGCGAACGCGCTGGCAATTTCGTGGCTGCTAAAGCGGCGCAGGCGGCCGGGCAGCGCGCGGTGATCCACCACGGCGGCAAACTGCTCGCTGGTGCAGTACTTGAAGAACAGGGCGAGGGTCTGACCTGCCGTGGTGTTGGCCCAACGGATGACGCGGGTCACTTCGGCCTCGACGGTTTGCGCGGGTAGATCGCGGTTGCAGGGCACGGGCTCAGGCAGGGCCGTTGCATTGGCCTCACGCAGCAGGGCGGCGTGCCAGTCGCTGGCGCCGGCGAAGAAGTCAGCGGGGCGGCGCAACATGTCGCTGGGCAGCTGGCGCAGCTTGTTTCCGTAGCGCAGCTCAGCGCGCATCCAGTCGGTGGCGTCCTGCTCGCCGAAGAGCTGGGCGCCCTTCTCGTAGACGTTGGTCTGCTTGCCGGCCTCTTTGCTGCCGATGTAGAAGCTGCGGCCCTTGCGGCCGCCTTCGGTCCAGTCGCCGACCATGTTGCACTTGGGGCGTTTGCCGCCTACATCGCACAGGCCGGCCTGATAGTCGGCCAAGACACGGGACATGCCGCCCTTGAGGCCGTCGAAGAAGTCCAAGGCGAGGTCGCAGCGGGTGACGGTGCCGCCGAGGTGGTCAACGAGGTTCGCCATGTGATCGCGCCAGCCGTGCTGCGCGAAGGTGCAGGCGCTGCCGTAGAGGTTGACGTGCATGGTCTTGGCCTGGGCCTGCTGGCGCGGACTCTCGCCAGACGCCAGGAAGCCCACCCAGCCGCATTCCTGGCCGTTGCGCTCGATGCTCCAGCGGTGGCGGTAGAAGTCGTGGCCCTTGCGTAGCTCGACGGCTACGACGAACTCCGGGCCGAGGACTTCGCACACGCGCTCGGCCAACTCCAGGGCCTGCGACGAGGGCGAGAAATCAGCGTCAGGCAGCTTTGCCAGCAGCTTGCGAAGGCGGGCAATGCGGACGCCCTGCTCGCAGCGGTCATGCATGGTGATGGGCTCGACGGCATCGTCAGCGACGGGCAGCGGGAACAGGGTTTCCACCCCGGGCAACGGTGCGTTGCGCAGCAGGACGGTGAAGCGCAGCCAGTCCACATGCACGGGCACTGCGCTGCGGCTGCGCTCGGCGACAAGCCGGGCCTTGACTTCGTTGCCGTCCAGGACCAAAGCGCAGGTCTTGGAGTGCTTGTGCAGCACGGACTTCGCGGGCCGGGTCATCGCAGGGCCTCCCCGTGCTGGACCTGGGGGACCGTCAGGTCTTGGTTCTCCCCGTGATTACCAACGGGGAGGGCTGACGCCGCCGCGCAGGGCGCGGACGCCTCCCCCGCAAGCGGGGCCCCCTCCGCGCGCTGCGCGGCGCGGGCAGCCAGCACCATCCGCAGGTTCTGGCGGGCGAGGAAGTCGGCGATGGAGAGCCATGCAGCGCGATTGCGCTGGGTGCCCACCCCCTGCCCGGCGGCTGGAGCCGGCAAGCTGGCCGCCGTTTGGGTGGCAGGGGGTGTGCAAGGGGGGGTGAGGGTAGAGGGCAT